AACTTCATAGCTGAACGCGGCCTAGACGTGAAAACAGTTTGTGAACACTTCGGCATAGATGCCCTTATCCAAATTGAAGCAGCAAAACTGCCAGCAGTTAAACAAGACATTGAAACATTAGCTAAAACGGGGATGATAGCATGAAAGAACGTTGTGAATGGATAGTTAGAGTTCAAAGTACACCAGGCTTTTACGCCCAGTATGAAGGCAATGTAAAAGTTTGGGCTGACGAAGATTCAGATGAAGAAACCCTCTTTCGTGCAGCAGTAAAAGAACTTGGCCGAGGCGCTTTTTTTGATCGTAAGCACCTAAGTTTTTGGAAATTAGTTTCAGTTAAAAAAGGATAAAAACATGACAAATTTAATTACTGCTCAAGAAGCATTTGCAGCTCTTCAAAAAGGTAAAAATATTCTTTGTCGTCCATCTGGCGACATGCTGGACTTCGCAGATTTATCTGAGTTCCCTGCAACTGTGTTTGCAATGTCTGGTTATGAGTATTGTATCAAACCTGAACTAATTGAATTGGCTGGCATTACATTCACAAAGCCATTAACTATTGATGAGTATGAAGAAGGTCAGGATGTTTTTGTAATTACTACATATTCGCCTTCTATTTACGTCGTGAATTTTAAAACCACCGCATTAATTGATTCTATTAACTGTGGCTTCGTTCAACGTGATGCAGAAAACGCCAAGCTTCAATTAAAAGCACTGTCCAAAGCGTTAGGTTTTGAAGTTAGTGACGATTTAAGTGTTATTCGCTTAGGTGATGAAAAAAAGAAACAGCGTGGCAAGAAATCAAAAGCAGAAAAGTCTATTGAAGTTATTTCTGCAGAAATTCAACCAACAATTGTTATTACCGAACAAACAAATGTCACCACATCTGAGGATCTGTTAGTTCCAGAAACTAACGAGCCTAAAGTAGATCCAGAATATCAGCAAACCCTAGATACTCTTCTACAGCGTGTAAAAGAGTCAAAAACACCTGCAGAAGTAAATGCGGTTTATCGTTATACCCGCACATGGGATGACGAACAAATGAAGCCTATCCTTCTCGCCACTCACAAACGTCTTGAAGAGCTAGAAAAAGAAAAGGCATCTGCTAATGAGCCACCCTCTTTAATGGTTCAAATCCAAACTGCACCAGACCTTACAACGCTAGATGCTTTGGAAATAGATGTGGCCGCACGAGATCCACAGATTCAATCACGACTCATGGATTTTGTTAAGAAACGTCGCTTTGAGTTAGAAAATCCAGCAGTTTCTCAACCAGAAGCAGACCCTGATTATCTATTAGTGGATGGCTTCTAATATGAAAGATCAGTACAAGAAAGTGAGTCAAAAACACATGCTTGGCTTTATGTACTACTTGCAATTGCTGGGCTATGTAATAGTCCGGCAAGGCATGGATCAAGCAATGTTTCTAACAAAGCATTATGCGGTACCAGTCGCTTGGCGGCGAGTAACAATCGACTATCACAACCGATTAAACAAACCCGCTCAACAACTTTATAAAGAGTTTGTTGAGTGGACTAAAGAAGAATATTTGAGGGCTTAGGTAATGATTGATCTAAATAAAAAAAGAGAAGCTTTTGAAAGATTTCATGCCAAAGAATGTAATTGCAGTTATGAAAGTTTAAAACGTCAACTAGATAGACAAGAGGCACTAACAGGACACAGATATTTACCAACTAGTCCTCGTCATGAAGCTTGGTTGATTTGGGATGCAGCATGGAATGACGCCAGTGCTCAGGTGTTGCCAACTTGGATCAGCGTGGATGATGAATGGCCACCTACTGACATAATGGTACTTATTTGTTGGGCTGATGCACCTGATGTTACCCCCGAACAAGACTATATGACTATTGATGAAGATTTAAATAGTGTATGGGCAAATTATCATAATGATCCGCCTTCACACTGGATGCATTTTCATAGTGTGCCAAACGTATCTGGAGCTGAACAATGAGCATAACACTTAGCGGTCATCAACTAAAAAGCCTTCTCGAATTTGTAAATCCAGATGGTGAGAAAGATTTAGATCAACTTGATAATGAACTAACAATTAAATTCTTTGAAGATGGCCACAGTGGAAAAGGCTATTACTTTTGGATGACCGAATATCCAGAAGAAGGTGCAATGAAGTTGGATATTGAATCGGGAGCTGAGGGATGAGTGAATTTGAAATACTTGAATCAGCACCAAAAGATGCTACCCATTATTTTCTTGTGCCTAATGGATCTGGTGAACCTTATTACGTTCTTGAAAAAGAAAAAAAGTTCTACTGGTTTCACGGTCAGGATGAAATAACTAAGCCACACATTTTAAGTTGGATTAAGTCAATTGAATCACTGAAAGAAGTTAAAGCGGAAAGTAAGGAGGGGTAAGGTGGATAAATATCTGACATCTAACAATGTGTGTGAGATGTTTCATATTACTAAACGCACACTTAATCGGTGGGAAATTAACACACCTTGGGGGATTCCATTCCCAGCCCCGGCATTAAGTTCTGAGGGCGGAACAATGAAAAGATACCTCGCTACTGATGTAATGAAGTGGGAGGAAGAATGCCAGCAAAAGAAGCAACTAAAAAAAGCTATATAA